ATCGTCAGTATTTAGAGACTCAATTAGCACCTATTAGAAAAGACTTAAATATAATACTTGAACATTTACTAGGAAATAAGTAATGGAAATGATAATGAACCAAAGTTGGTTTCAAATTGCAGGAGAAGTAGTACTGATGTTTACAGCTCTAACTGGAGCTATGCCTGACAGGTTTGTGAATAAAATACCTGTATTAGGTAAACTCTGGCCTATCTTTAACTGGTTAGCTGGTAATGTCTTTAATAACGTCAATCATCCTAAAGGGATGGCTGCTATGAAAGAAGTAGAAGATGAACTTGATAAAGCTAAGGCTGAAGTTAAAGATCGTACTGGTGTTGCTGATGTCCTTAACGGGCTGTAGTATACTACCAGAACTTCTTGCACCTACGGCTAACTTTGGGTTAGGACTATATAATGCTGACTCATACTACTCTAAAGAATGTTTGTGGTATGAGCCAGTATGGTTTTCCCCAGAAATGAAAGATTGGATAAAGAATAATAATCCTCCTTCAGAAGGCATTAAAGATTTAGCTAAAGTAGCTAGGAATAATGATCTATTTAAAGAGGTATGTAAGAAATGAGTAACGGGACCGTAAATGAGCTAGGTGAACTACATGGCATCATCGCTAGGACACTCACAGATCAACTTAAAAATGGCGTAACTCAGGTAAGTAAAGATGGAACAATTGAAGTCATATCTGCTCCAGCATCCGTTCTCAATGTGGCTCGTCAATTCTTACGAGACAACAACATTGAGTGTAGTGGGGCTACTAACGCTGACGTAAAAGCACTAACAGAAAGTCTACCCTTTGAACCAGAAGAATCAATTAGACCACATTAAAGAAGATTTCAGGAACTTCTTATATATTGCTTGGAAGCATTTGGCCCTACCAGATCCTACTCCAATACAATATGATATCGCAGAGTACCTACAACATGGACCCAAACGCCTCATTATTCAAGCTTTTAGAGGTGTAGGTAAGAGTTGGATTACCTCTGCATTTGTCGTATGGAAGTTACTTGTTGATCCACAACTTAAATTCTTAGTAATCTCAGCATCCAAACAGAGGGCCGATGACTTTAGTACCTTCACAAAAAGAATTATCCACGAAATGCCAATCCTCCAACACCTACGAGCACGAGAAGATCAGCGTAACTCCAATGTGGCCTTTGACGTTGCTCCGTCTCGTGCTTCCCATGCTCCTACTGTTAAGTCTGTTGGTATTACTGGGCAGATTGTCGGTAGCAGGGCTCACATCATCATAGCAGATGACGTAGAAGTACTTAGTAATGCCCTAACACAGACTATGAGGGAAAAGCTAGGTGAAGTAGTAAAAGAATTTGATGCGGTAGTTATGCCTAAGGTAGGACGTATAGTATACCTAGGAACACCCCAAGTAGAAGAGAGCCTCTATACCAACTTACAGAATCGAGGGTATAAGTGCCGTATATGGCCGGCTCTAAAGCCCTCAGAGAGACTCACAAGCTTCTATAAAGAAAGGTTAGCTCCTTTCATAAGTCAGATGGATCTGCCTATAGGAGACCCTACAGACCCTCTGAGGTTCGATGCATTGGATCTAAGTGAACGTCAGGCTTCCTATGGTAAAGCAGGATTTGCTAGACAGTTTATGCTGGATACAAGTGGTGAGGATTCATTACGATACCCACTGAAACTAGAGGAACTGTTAGTAGTACCACTAGATATAGACAAGGCTCCAGGTAGGATACTATGGGCTAAAGGTGAGAGAGATGATAAACTCAATGCCGTAGGACTCACTGGTGACTACTTCTATAAGCCATTTGAGGTATCTAGTGATTACTATGAGTATTCTGGTAGTGCCATGCACATAGATCCTAGTGGTAGAGGACAGGATGAGACAGGATACTGTATCACTAAGTTTCTTAATGGTATGGTGTTTGTATTAAAGATAGGTGGGTTTAAAGGTGGTTATAGTCGGGATACGTTGAAACAACTTGCTCAATTGGCTGCTGAGTACAAACCTAACATCATCGAGATAGAAGATAACTTTGGTGACGGTATGTACACCCAGTTATTCAAGCCAGTACTGCATGAGTATTATCCTTGTACTGTAGAAGAGATCAAACACAACAAACAGAAAGAACATAGGATACTAGATGTCCTAGAGCCCCTAATAGGCACTCATAAGCTTGTTATAAGCTACTCAGAGGTTCTGAGGGACTATGAGGAGTCTAAGGAGCATCCACAGAGACAATTGTTCTATCAGATGACTAGATTGACCCGTGATAAGGGTAGTCTTCAATATGATGATAGAATTGATGTCCTTGCTATGGGTGCTGCCTATTGGACCGAACAAGTACAGGCCAATAGAGAACAAGAGTACCAAGATAGGAGGAGCAATGAGATTGAAAGAGGCTGTAAAGAGTTTATGAGTTCCGTTAACGAAACTATGGAGGATGAACATGTGTGGGTTAAGGTATGATTTGGTTACTAATGATAATCCACCTAGGGGGTGATCCTGTATCTGTACGACACGCTGAGATTGGTCAAACATTCTACAGTGAGCAAGATTGTATTAAACGTATGAAGGAAATATTCCAACAAGCTGAAGAAGAACAAAACCCCGTACCCTATGAAGTTAATATGGGTTGTGTAATGTATAAAGCTAAAGGAGCTTAATGAAGAATAATGCGGAACCTTGTACTGGTTGTATTTTAAAAGAAGCTCAGATTGAACTTATGAGAGTAGAGTTTAGTGAGTATAAACTAAAATATCAGGAGGCTATTGAACGTGCCAACAAGTACACGAAAGACGATCCAGAATATAACCCCACTTAATATAAAGAAAGTACCTAAAATTAAACAAGTAAAGGAGCCTAAAAATGAAAGCAAAGAAGATATCAGGAGACTTGGCAAATGGGGGTTTCAACTCGACCCTTGGGATGCGTAATCCTACCCCGTCAGCTAGTAGTCCTCCAGGTAAATCACTAAAAGGACAAGGAGTTTCCAAACTGAGTACTAGAATGCCCTATGATTCCTCTAAAGGAGAGATCAGGGACCATAAGGGGCTATAATATATGCCTAAACTAAAAGGATATAAGAATCCTAAACCTCGTAAAGTAAAGAAAGTAGTTAAGCCCAAACCTAAAGGGCCTGTAAGCTACTGAGAGACGATATAAGGCCATGTTATGTTTTACCTGTGGGTTACTATGGGTGACATAATGTGGCCTTAGATTGCCTATGAAGGACTATTAAATACCCCCAGTTATCCTAGTAAGGTTAAATACCCCCACTTAACCTATAAGAGAATAATTTATTACAATAATGTGAATGGGTAAAGTACACCACCGTTCAAATAAAGTTCCCCCTGCCACCCCTAGTCAATTATCTGACGCCAAGACATTGACGCCAAATAAATGACTCATAGTCCCTGCAAGTATCGTACCATTCAGGGCATGCAATTATCGTACCAAACTCATAGGCACTATCAGGCCTGCAAGTATCATACCATTACTAATAGACACTGAGGCATGCAATTAACGTGCCAAACTCACAAGGCCTGTTAGTCCTGCAAGTATCATACCATTCAGCCTACCGCACACTAAACACACTCATAGACAATGGCAGGCATTATTAGTAATTGTTAGTAATTGTGGTCGTTTCTTTGTTGTTACCTATATTTATTTTTTTAGTTAATGCAATTATCATACCAAAACACTCATAAACATTCATAGTCCCTCAAAGCTCCTCACAAGCCCATCAAGGCCTTAACTATTTTATGATGCTAACATATAGGCCCAACCATAATAAGGCAATAGAAGGGAGCTCACAAAGCCACCAAAACACTGATAATCATAATGGTATGATAATTGCATTCAATTAAAATGCATTTATTTGTCTTTTTATTCATTTTTATATTGACATGGTAGAACGGTATTGGTACTATTAATTAATTGTTAATACTTATAAAGGACTAAACACAATGGCATACTTAAGAAATGATAGCGATTATAACGGACTATTTAACGATTGTACAACGGTTAAACAAGTAAAGGAACAAGCTATTAAAGCTTTAAAATGGCGTGATAAAAGCATATATGATTATGAAAACCAAGCTACTGATATAGCACGAGGTCATCAGGCTATGATTGAGCAACTAATGAATCAAATCTACTAATTGAGGTTATTAAATGAACTATTGGACTAGGTTAAAACGAGGTTATGATTTAAAGACTTATGAAATTGTAGTATTTTGGACTATAGCGTCCTTTGGTGTATATATCGTAACTTTAGGAATTGTCTATTTTATTGAGGTTTATTAATGAATAATCAATTGGTTAATGAAATCAAAACAAATGGCAAGCCTGGAAAGGGTAAAGTTATACCTATCAATAACTATCAAACTAAATGGGAATGCAAAACAGTTTATAAAGCACCCAGTCGGATTTGTGAAGATTGTGAAGGTACTTTGGACCATGTTGGTACTTATAATAATAATAAAGATATCTGGTTAATATGCCTTGATTGTAAACGAGAATATTCCTATAATCCTATTACACAAAAATGGAGTTATTTATTCTAATGGAAACTTGCAATAATTGTAATTATAAGATTAGTACGAATCAAACTGAAATAGATAGCGGTAAAGCTAGTCAAAGGGTATTAGTTTGGGATAGTACCACAATGTCAAAAGCCTGGATTTGTAGGTGTTGTTTTCTTAGTGATTCAAAAGATAAGTTTAAATTAACGTCCAATCATACTTATGAAACTTACCCGGTTAAAGGGTTACATTATGGAGATAATAGCTAATGACTAAACTACTAACGACTAATAGCAAAATAGATAAAACATTAAAGCTTTATCCAAACTATGAGGCCTCAATACTTCAATTATTACCTGGGAAGTCGGTTTGTAATAATCCGTTTTATAAAAACTGTATATCAGACTGTTTGTCCTTTAAAGGCATGGCCAAGGTTTATCCAGAAACTGTTATAGGCGGTAGGAAAAAGAGATTAGAATTATTGTTATCAGACACACCATCTTTTATGGTAAAGATTAAAAAAGAGATATTAAACCAAATCAAAAGAAGTCTTAAAAAGGGTTATGAGTGTTGTGTTAGGCTTAACGGGTTTTCAGATATAGATTGGACCGAATCTAAATATTTTATAAATGGTTTAGACCATGTTGGTACTTATAATGCTGTTATCTTTAATTACTTTTATGAGGTCCAATTTTGGGATTATACTAAAAACCTGGAAAGACTAAAAAACAATGTTTATAAAAACTACCATTTGACTTATAGTTTTATTGAGGCAACGGCTAGTCAACCTAGTAATATAAAAGAATCATTGGAAGCGTTAAGACTGGGTTTTAACGTTGCTGTTATAGTTAAAGAGAAAGAATCATGGGAAGTGCAGCTCTTAAAAGATAAAGCACAATATCGAATCAATGGCGATGAGTCGGACTTCAGGTTTAAAGATGAATTTCAGAATAACTCATTAGTACTATTAAAGGAAAAAGTATAATGGATAAATTAACTATTGAATTGCATTTAAACAATGATGCATATAGATTAGAAAATGGAAAAATTGATTATCACGCTATCCAGGACCAATTGATTTTAGTAGCTGAAAATATAGGAGACGGTAATATTGAAGGCACTAATATTAGAGATTTTAATGGTAATAATTCAGGACAATATTTTATAGAATCATACTAATAGTTTTTAAAAGGCCCTTATCAGTTCCCGACTGATAGGGGTTTTTTATTGCCTTATTTCCTCAATTGTGCTATTCTATTATATAAACGCTAAGAAGTCAAGCCGATTCAAAGCCAATTTAAGACTACTTTTATTAAACCTATAACCTAGTACCTATATATAATTATCGACCAACTCAGGGCAACTCAGGGCCTATCAGACCATACGTCAAACAATTGACCTATATGTCAAACAAATGACAGATACGTCAAATATATGACAGCTATGTCAAGATAGTGACGCGTCA